AAGTCTTTCATTTCTTCTTCTCCTTTGGCTTTGCCTGTGGAAGTGGCTCGACCACTGGATATTCTCCAGCATAAGCGACCAGCTTTGGCCTAGCGAAACCAACAATCTCCTTGCCAATATAGCGACGTTTTATCATCACCATTCCGCCGTTGCGTTGATCTCCATCGCCGGAAGTATTGCCTTCGATGCAGAGCACACTTGTCTTGCCCGTTCTGACGACAATTCCGATGTGACTGATGCGATCAATGCCATCGTGCGGAAAGTCCATGAAGCATAGATCGCCTAGCTGCGCCTTATCGTCAATCCAACGTCCACGCTCTTTCATCTTATGAGCACCAGCAGCCGTTGAGACCATCGATGGAATCTCGACGCCGGCAGTGTGAAAAACCCAGTTGCAGAACGAACCGCACCAGGGCAATCCGTCGGCCTTTGTAAACTTGCCGTATTTGGTCAGATTCTCGCCAGTCTCAATCGTGCCGACTTCAGCTAGTGCGACTTCTATAATCCGAGCAGCAGTGCCGTCGGGAAAATTAGACACCTAAAGCTGCCCTTAAATCTTCAATAGACAATCCAACCGAAGCTAATTTGTCAATTATTGTTGGCTGCTTAAATACGGCTAAGTGTGAATCTATTGCAGACTGCAACTGTGCTTGACTTGCCGTATTATTTTCTGTTAAAGAAATTGAGATTAAGTTGCCTGTGTCATCATTTGTGCAATTTAGACCCATACCATTTAATTCATTATCTAATTGCTGCAAATTTATAGCTTTATCTATTTTTTTCATTATGATCCCAAATCTATGACTGTTATTTGTCTATCGAGGAAAGTGCCAGTGTTACCTGACACTCTAAATTTCATTGTAAAGGTATTTGATCCAGCAGTTAAAGTACTAATAAAAAAAGATGATCCAACTGTAAATTCATCATTAACTAATGGCTCTACTAATTTAAGTGCCATAACATCATTCGCTGCGATGGTACTTGCCCCAGAAACTGCAAAGGCAGCTAAAGTCCTATTGTTGCCAGTATTTGCAATTTTGGAAGTCATAATGACTAAAGCTTTTGTGCCTGTTGTAATAGTTACGGCTTGCACTGTTGCTAAATCAACAAAGGTTGTAGATGTCGTTGATTGTGAAGTATTAACTGTGCTGTTGGCAAAAGTTAAACCTGATGCTGGTGTTGCATATTTTAATCCTGTGCTTTGTGTTGAATCGCAAGTAAGAACCTGTCCGTTCGTGCCAACGCCAAGGCGTGCATCGACTGTACTAAAAGTAAATAAATCGCCCTTAGTTGTTAGCGGTGTCTCATCTGTTGGAGTGACCCAAGTGAAGTCCATATTCGTTCCAGATGTCTTTGATAAGACTTGACCAGTTGTGCCACCGAGCAGATCTTGCATTGACGTATCAACGCCCTGTCCAAAGACGTTAAAATCTGCTGGCAAGTCCGTTACAAGATCAGCAGAATTCGGCATGACCCAGCCGAAGTAGGTTGTTGGATTAGCCATTCATTGTTCCTTTCATCATGAGACGATTGTAGCGTTTGCCCAATCTAATACTGGCGACACACTTGCCCACGTTTCCGATGGCGGAACATCAGCCCACTGCATGGCTTGCAGAGAATAGGCCAGTGGAGACATGAGCAAAGTGACATCTAGTTGATTGTAAGAAGCGCGGAAAGTCCAGCCCTCGACGAAACCTTGAAAGACTCCGGCGGACATATTTGACGGAAGGTCATTGAGTGCCACTGGCTGACCCATAAACACATTAATAAGAGCATCACGATCGGCATTGTCTAGCTCTGGATTGGTCAAGGCGTAGGTGATGGAATCAAAGATTGGCTGAGGATAAGCTCTCAGTGCCAGATAGAACGCAGCTTGATCTTCGGCGTCGGCTTGATGCTTAATGGTCGTTGTGATGATCTGAGCAAGGTCGCCATAGATTCCGATTGATGCTTGATCTGTGTCGCTGACCTGACTGGCCGAAAGTGTGCCGTAATTGATGGTGATGTCATTTCTGACATCTCCTGCCCTTGTCTTAATAGTGATGCCACGGCCTAGAGCGTGATTAGCAGTGAGATCCGTATAGCCGTAAGTGGCCAGATAGGTCGTGCGATGCGTAGAGTCGCCGTATGAGATAAGGCCAGAAGCGTCCTCGTATAGATAACCAAGTCCAGACGTGGCAAGAGCTGAGACCAAGTCATAAACGACTGTCCGATTGGAAGCGCGTTGTGCCAGTTCATAATTGCCTGGAGTGTCAATTTCTCCGTAGCCGGTGTTCTGCGCCTGCGCCCAAGTTTCGGTTGGCTCATAGTTAGCCCACGTCAGAGCTGCCGGAACTTGTTGCCACGTGTTAAACAGCACCTGACCCAAGATGGTGGCAATCTGATTGCCGTCAAAGTCCTGAGTCAAGACGCCATCTGTGAGAGCCTTCTGAAGCCTTGCAAGGGCTCCTAGAGCCGTGATGGTGACTTCTTGCGTGTATGCGCTAGAGCCGACCTGAGAGACGCTTACGGCGATGTCCACCACTGATCCGCCAAAGATTGGCACATAAGCCGCCGATGTGTCCTGCACTTCAATCGAGATGGTGTCATTGATTTCATAGGGCAGCGCAGCTTGACCAAAGATGATGAGAGTGACCGAGCAATAGCCGGCTTGGGCTTGTTCATAGATATTTGTGCGCCCTGATGTAATGCTTAGATTGGCAAGAACCGAATCTGTTATGTCAGTGCCATCAATTTTGACACGCCACACTGGAGCCCACTGCGTCATTAGATTGCCTGAAGTGCGCCGGCTCCGCCAGTGCCACGATAGTAAGAATCATTGAGCACTTTGACGATTGTTCGTGCAGTGCCTTCGGCATCGATTGCGCCATTGACTGTCACGTTAATCCGCGCAGCGTTCTGAGAATCAGTGAAGCCACCAGCACCCGCAGCAGCTAGACGAGCCGCATTCTGTGAATCGGTAAAGCCGCCGCCGGCTGCTGCTGCGACCCTAATTGCTCCTGCTGCTGCTGATGCAATTCCACCGCCACCGCCGCCACCACCCATAGAAGAAGCGACAATTGCTGGCACTGATGATCCACCGCCGCGAATTGCACCTGGCGCGCCTGTTGTGGCGAATGTTTGTCCGCTAATTTTTCCTTCTATTTCTTTACGCAAGTCAGATCCTGACATGCCCCACTTGCTCGGATCAGTAATGGCACCTAATAAACCTAAAGTGAATGAAGCAAATTTCACAACCTTATCCAATGCTGCAATGATTGTATTGAGCCAACCAATCATCTTTCCCAAGCCTGAGCTTTGGCCTGTATTTGCTTCGCTATTAAACACAGTGAACATTTTACCTAATGACACTGTAAGACTTTTGACTGTTTCTCCGAAACCAAATGCAGCCGTTTCAGTTGTTGTCATTCCGTCTTTTAATTTACCTTTGCCACTAAATCCTAAAGCGAAAGCATTGAATGCTGGAAGGACGTTGTCGTTAATGTAGTCAATCAATGACGTGACCATTGGCAACAAGCCTTGACCAATAGTTTCTTTCGCTTCATCGAAACTGACTTTGAGAATTGCAATTTTGCCCTGATAAGTTTCTGCATTTGCAGCAGCAGCTCCACCGAATAAATCTGTCAATTTTTGCTGGACATCTGTAAATGTCATTGTTTTAAGCTCTGCTGCGGATAGTCCAATTCCTAGTTTGCCTAGAGCTGCCGTATTGCCGTCGTAGGCTTTTCCGATTGCATTGGCAACAGTTTCAAGCGGCTTTCCAGTTGCAGTAGCCACATCAAGGGCAACAGTCAGAAGATCCTGCGCTTTACTAATATCTCCAGTAGAGATTGCCAATCGCTGCAACGCTGGACGAAGTTTGTCATCTGCGACACCAGTGGCTAAAGACATTTTAAGAATAGAATCTTCGGTGGCTGCAATTTGCGCTTTTGTTGCACCAGTGGCATTTTCTAAAGCGTTGGCCAATTTGTTTTGTGATGCTTCATCTTCAATTGCGGCTTTGACGCCGTCAATTCCAATTTTGATTGCATAGGCAGCCGCAGCAGCAGCAGCAGCAGCGAAAGCGATTGAGGCTTTTTTACCAAAGTCTCCTACCTTGTCGGCAAATGTCTCGACTTCTGCCTGGGAACCTTTGATGCCTTTTTTGAGATCATCAAAGTCAGCATCGAAGGTTATCTTTACCTTTGGAATGCCAGCCATTATTTGAGCCCCAAATCGTTAATGATTCCTTGAACGATTGAAATATACTCCTGCGCAACGACTGGAGTGTAGAAGTCCACGCTTTTATTCAACCAATATCCTTCGCGATTATATGGAACCTTAAATCGGTTTGTGTATTTGCGCCCTGCTCTATCGATGCCTGGACGCGATCCATATTCTGAGCCCCAAAGTAATGCGCCGGCTGGAGCTTGAGTACGTCCAACCTTTGCGCCTTTGCCGCTTTTACTTGGCCTTCCACCATAGGCGCGGCCGACTTTCTTTGCTCCACCGAGATCAACGCGAATCAATCTATCGCGTGGAGTAGTAATTGATTGCAAGACTAGCTTTGTCTGCGGAGTCGGTGAGCCATGTCCGAACATCATAATCTGGCCAGCTAGTCGTTTAGATAGCGGCTGAGCTGCATCTCGGACACGACCCTGCGTTTCTTTGTCCAGAAGATTAAGTGTCGAAATCAGATTCTTCAGCGCATAAGGCTCGACTTCAATGCGGAAGGTTCCTTGACCTTTCGTCGCCTTAAACGCCATTCCGTTTCTCCAATATCTCGAAAGCCGTATAAATCTGCTCCGCCGTCGTCCATTCGCTCATCGGAATGCCTGTGGCTATTGCCAGCTCGACAAGAATCCGATTTACGCTTCCGGCGGCGTAACTTTTGGGAGAACGTCACCGACTGTCACATCGGCCACTGTTTCACACCAGATTTCATAGCCCTTGATTGGCTTGCCACCGGCTTCACGTTTCATCGCATTCCACGCAAGGAAAAGAAGATCAGAAATTCCAATCTTCTCCTGCGCTTGCGAGATTGTGCTGCCTGTCTTTTGTTCCCACTTAGCCCACTCTGGCGGTTGTGCAGTGTAAGTGCCAAATTCGCCTGACGTGTATTCGATGGTGATTGGTAGTCTCATTATGTGCTCCCGTTTCTATTGCTTTTAACTGAATGTATCGGCTGGCTTGCCATCGACTAGCAACGCCCAAGAATCTGTCTGTGCTTCTGGAGCAGTGCCGCCAACGGACGGAAATACTGGAAAGACGTTGCATGTAAAGACTGCGCCAGTAACGGCAGTAAATGACACGGCCAAGGTTGTGTTTGGAGAAGTGTCAGCAGCAGTCCACATCGCTTCAAAGAG